ACATCGAACGCAGAGTAACCCATTTGGATAGCATCCCAGTCAGCTCTAAAGTCAGCCTTACAAAGTTGTAGGTTAACTTGGAATGATTCAGGTTGAAGAACTCGCTCAGTTAAAGTTACAGTTGAAGTAGGATCAAAATCACAAGTTGCATTTTTGATGATGTCATCAGTAGCTACTCTTTTGATAACTTGTTTGTATTTAACGTTAGGCATGATAGTAATACCGCCTTTTTCTAAAGTTGGAGCTGACAATAAAGCAGCTGCAATATACTTACCTGCGAACTCGCCAGCGTAAGTAGTTGTAATTGATTGTGTTGTACTCATTTTATGAATTTTTTAATTTATTTATACTACTGTTAATGTAATTGCTCCAGCAGCAGTTCCCAATCCGAAAACATACCAGTTAGAACCGTCACCATGTAATTCTACGAAGTCACCGATTGTGTCAGCAGAAGCTGAAAAAGTAATCGTGTTTTCATCCGCTCCCGGTACGTTAACGCTGTTTACGATAACACCACCTTGAATTTTGTTTGAAGCCGCTTTAATAGTCCATGCAGTAGTAGCAAATAATGCACCTACTACGAACTTATAAGATTGACCAGCTCCATCAGCAACAGCAGGAAGTGAAATTTGCGCACCTGCAGCAGCGTTAAGAATAAATACTTTACCGCTATCTTCAGCAGTTAAAGTTGTTGCACCTGTCAATGTTTCAACTACGCCTACTTGACGTAAAGAATCATTCGAAATGCTTGTGAATGTTGTACTCATTTTTTTTGTTTTTTTAAATTATTACTTATTTATTTTATTCATTACTGAATCCATAATTGTGCGAGGTCTTTTTGAAGCTATTTTAACAACCTCAACTTTGTTCTCGTTTTCAGGATTAAAAGAAATTGGTTTAACTTCCTCTTCGATAGCTAACTCAACTTCCGTTTCTTTAACCTCTTTTAATTTGCTTAGTTCAGCTTTTAAAGTTTCGTTCTCTTCTTTTAGTTTTTCAATTTCAGAAAAGAAAGTTTCTTTAACTACTGATTCGATAGTTTTCTTAGCAGTTGGTTTTGAAGTTTCCATTTCTTCCTTTTTCTCGGTTTCAACTTCTACCTCAGCCTCTGGCTCTTCAACTTCTTCTTCTTTTTCTTTAACTTCGGAAATAACACCCTCTTCAACAACGATCAACATACGACCGTCTTCAAACTCATATTCACCTATTGGCAAAGGAATTTTTTGTTCGTCTTCTGTTACGATAAACACTTCGTTACCTGCTTCGAATGAGTCAGCTTCTAAAACTGTTACTCCATCCATTAATTTCATTTGCTCAAGTTTTACTTCCATTCCGAGCAAAGTTTTGATTTGGTTTATTAGGTTATTTTTCATTTTTATTTTATTTTAAAGCTTGTATAATTTTAGTAATATTTGAAGCGCCTTTATATAAAGCATCTAATTCTTTTTTTGCTGCTACGTAAGTTTTGTTTTGAGTAGGTTGTAAACCTAATTCTTTTGTAATTTTTTCATAATCAATTAAAGAACCGTCTAAATCAGATATTAATTTAACGGCTTCTTTTTCTAACGTGATTAATTCTTTTTTTAATGAGTCAATTTTTGAAGGAGCGCCACCTAATAAATTATTTGCAAGTGAAGTAGCTTTTCCGTATAATGCGTTTAAATCTTGTGCGGTTGCAAGTTCAACTTCGTGTGCAGTCAATTGCGTTTCCTCTTTGAATAGTTTTCCAAAAACTGTTTTTAGTGTATTCATAACTTATTAACTTTTAAATTTATACTTGTTCCTTTTTTATCCGTTTTGACGTACGATAGTTCGTACTCCGTCTATTTCTGTAATCGTTACATTTTGTGGCGTTACACTCGCTGTTTTGCCTATCCCTTGAGCTTGTAAACTTCCGTCGCAACATTCCTTAGAGTATTTTCCGTCTTTACATAAACAACCCCTTTTGCCACCACGAGGACTTACTTTACTTTCCGTTCTCATATTTATTTATTAAGTCTTTTAACTTTTCAATCATTTCTTGCTCTTCGGTTTCTTGTAAACTCATTTCATATTTATCTACAAAGTAACCCTCAATGCTGAATCCTTTTACTTCACCAGCTTTTACCTTGTTCCAAATCTCATCGTTGTTTACTTTCATGGAAATCATCCAAGTTCCTTTTGGTAAATTGAATCCGTATTTAGCTGACTTGTCTTGTTTCTCATCTTCAATAATCCAACTTTCAACAACTGACATACCGTCTAACATTTTCTTTTCATGTTCTAACGTGGCGTTGTTTTGGTTGGCTCTCATTAAGAATAACTCCGATGCTTTGCGTACTGTTTCCTCACTAAAATAAATATAGAACTCTTTGTCTCCGTTTTTACGATAAATCTGTTTGTTAGGAACTAAAGCCGCACCCATTAAGATACGTTTTTCACCGTCAACTTCTTTTAATTCTACTTCGTGTTTTTTTAAGGCTACAAAATTTTCTTCAATCGCTGGACTTTCAACAACTGAAACCGCATTGATACCGCTTTCGATTTTATTCTCATCAATTAGCAGTTCTATAATTTCCATCTTTGCCATAACTCTTTAACTTATAATGTTGCGTTTTGTACTCTATTTCTATCTAATGACTGAGCCGAAGTAACCTCACCACTCACTACATACGCCTTTGTTGGCTGTTGCTGTAATGTTGCTAATTGATTTACGCCACTTGTTCCGATAGTTTGAAATTGAGGTGGCATAGCACCACCACCAGCACCACCGCCCCCACCACTTGGGTTTGGAGATGGAGGAGGGCTTCCCCCACCCAAAGTTTTTAAAGCTTTTGCAGTTGCTGCAATATTAGCAGCGATTCCAATACCTGTTGAAATATTATTCATGGCTATAATTGGAGCCGCAGTTCCAGGAACTAAAATATTTGCAGGCGAAGCTAAAGCCCCTGCGTTTGCTATTTTATTTGAAATAATCATTTTTGCAATGCCTATTGCGCTTTCTGCAATTACAGCCGCTTTTTGTACTCCTTTTTGTTTTTCAAATACACTCGCGATTAATTGAACGCCTTGTAATGCCGTGTCTAAACCTTGTTGTTGAATAGCTGCTTTCTGTTGTTGAACTGCTAAAGCGGCTTGTATTTCTTTTTCAGCTGCTTCTTTATCCTTAGCCTCTTTTTCTTTTCGGTATTTGTCCTCGATTAAACCTAAATCAATTTTTTGTTGTTCAGTAAGTTGCTTTTCAAGTTCAGCGTTTCCATTGGCTACTGCAAATTTATCCTCATAAGATTTTACTAAGTCTGCAATCTCTTTTTCTTTTTGCGTTTGGTTTAAAGATTGTTGCAATGCAAATTGTTCATCCTCTAAAGCAATTCGTTTTTCATTAGCTGCCTTAATGGCTTCCAATTCTTTTTGTCGTGCTTCCTCTTTTTTCTTATAATCCTCTTCTTGGTATTTTAAACGTATTTCATTTATTTGATTTGCTTGGTCTATTTCGAGTTGAGTAGTATCCTTACCATATTTTTTAGCAAGTTTAATTTGTTCATTAAACTTTTGATTAACTAAAAATTCTTCTTGCTCTTGTTCGGTTCTTAAACGTGCTTGATTTTCTTCTAATGCTACTCTATTATTTTCTCTTATTTTTTCAAGTTCAGAATTTCTTATATCATTTAATTTTTGTTGATTTTCTTTTCTTTTATCATAAATTTCTGAGGCTTCTTCATCTTCAATTTGTAATTTTAATGCTGTTAATTTTTCTGACTTTTCTTTGTAAGTTTTTTCAGCGGCTTCAAATTGTTTTGCTGTTCCTGATTTTGAATATTTTAAATATCTTTTTTGAGCCTCATCAACTTCTTCTTGAACTAAATCAATTCGTCTTTTCGCACCATCACTTTTAATTTTATTTAATTCTTCTTCACTTGCTCCTCGTTTTTTAGCATTTATTAATTCTTGTTGACTTACAGTATCAACTGTTTTACCTAAATCTTCATATAATTTAGAACTTCTTTCTATTTCTAAATTTGTTTTTTCAAGTTGTTTTTCAAGTTCTTTTTGTTTAGCTTCAGCATCTTCTGTTGAATTACCAAATAAATCCATTGCACTTGCAGCCATTCCTAACAAAGCTACAATTGCCCCGATACCTGTAGTTGCTAATGCTATTCTAAATGCTTTTAATGCACCTGTTGTTGTACCTACTACTAAAGCATAAGCCCCTTGAGCTACTGCCGCAACTTTTGTAGCAGCTGAATTTAACGTTTGCATTAAAGCACTTTCCGCTTGTAGTGCATTTGATATTTCAGTTACAGAATTTACAATTAGCATAGCAGCTTGAAGCTTAACCATTGTTTTTTGTAAATCTTCACTTTCAATACCAACTAATGCCATGGAACCTTCTACTGCTCCAAATGCATTTGTAACCGTGTTTATACCTTGTAAAGTTGCGTCTAATCTTCTTGTGTCACTTGCAAAGTTTTTAACACCAGTTGAAATATCCCCAATTTTATCTTGTAATTTACCAGCTTCGCGTGTTAATTTTTTAAATTCTTCCGTGCCTTCATCCATGTTGGCTAATTGAGCCTTCATTTCACGAAGTTGTGCTTTTAAAGATTTTGTTTTTTCAGTTGTTTCGGATATATTATCTTTTAAATCTACCTCTAACTCAATTGTTCTTTTTTCTGCCATTGTGTTTTCTTTTCACTTGTTTATAAATCTTTTTTAAATTGGAAGTGTATTCGTGTTTTCCTTTGGCAATATCCACTATTTCACTCACGTTAAAAAAGTCATCCGTTTTTAAAAGTTCTAATATCTGTGCTATCATTCTTGTACTATAATTATGTCTTGCGTTAATAAAGTTCCTGCTGTATTAAAATATGATACTACTACTGTAATTACTTGAACCGAACTTTCTTCTGTAATTAGATTTAATCCAGTTTCTGTAATTATTGGATTCGTGTTTTCGGCTAATATCTTTGAAGTTGTGTTTGGATTTGCAGGAATACACACCTCAACCAACTGATTTTGGTAAATTGTACTTGGAGTAATCGTAACACCCGAAAAAGAACTTGTAATTGTAGCGTATGCACTTCCATTTATAAAAGGAATATTGATATCTAAACATTGTGCGCTTGAATCTGGGTTAATAGGCTCTTGCGCTATCAATGGTCGGAAGTCTAAATACAAACTAAAATTCACCTCACCAGTTGTAAGGTTACTTTTCATTTCGTTTATAATGTATCTCTTATCACGAATTATTAGTCTATCGTTTAATCTAAGCGATGTTAATAGGCTAATTGGCAAAACAGTCTTAACCGTTACTAAACGTTGCTTTAAATCGAATAAATTAGATAAATACGGAAAGTAATAAGTAGCATATAATCCGTTGCTTATAGTTTCTAAATGAATTATTGAATTGTCAGCACCGAAGTTTAAACTGTATTTCGTGTTTTGGTAGGTTAAATCTTGACCAAATAAAGCATAAGTGTCAATATTTAAATTAGTGCTTCCTGTATAAAATTTAATATCATGGAATAAAGAATCACTTACGCCATAAAAATAAAGCAAACAAGGCTTTGGGGTGTACGCTTGATAGTTTTCGTTTAAAGCATAGCCTAAAATTGCGTAATGAGGAACTGGACTTGTATTGTCTACGGTTCTTGTAAATAATAAATTTTCAAATAGGCTTTCTATAACGTATTCTCCACCATCGTAGTCAAATTGATATTCTAAATTTCCGTATTGCTGATTATAAGTTTTAAAATAATTCTTGTTTACAAACGATTCACTTTCTTGATATTTGAAATTTATCTTTTTGAATAACGGAACTCTACTAACATCAATGGAATCTAAGTCCGTGTTTTTGGTTATGTCAACAATAGCCCCTTGACTGTACCATAAATCCAAAGGCAACACTTGATAAACATCTTGCTCAACAGCAACGCAAGTCATATTGAACTCCTTTAACACTCCCGAAAAGAAATCAGCAACTTTCATATCAGGCATTACGTTGTTTAAATTTACGTTGCCCGATAATGTTGTTTGAACTGTACTAATTTGAGCTATATTATTTAATCCTTGATTGCTTGTTATTTGATAAATAATATTCATGTCAACACTCATTGCTGCTGTTGCTCTTAACTTAAATGTTAAAACCGTATTTAAACCAATCGTGTTTTGAAAAGATACATTTCCAAAATTTCCAGTAGTGTCTCCAGTTATTGTTTGAGTATAATTTCCGTTTTGAAAAACATCAATATAAAAAGTCCCAGCAGCCGATAAATTTAATACTTCAAAATAAACTGTGTGAAATTGTACACCAACAGCGTACAAAATGTTTATTTGGTCTTGGTAAATATCTACATATTGAGGTAAAGACGGATTTGGAATATTAGGGTCTGCAATTACAGTTGCTAATATTTGGTCTATTAATACATCAGACTGCTGACTTACCCATTGATATTCTATCGTGTTTTTGCCCCATAAAAATAGTTTCTTAAATCTTTCATCGTTAAAAAACGAACTATCAAATGTTATTCCGTATTTGTCTTCAATAGCTTCAAATATCTTACTTACTTTGACAGCAGGGAAAAGCTCATCGTATTGGATAGCGTGGGCATTTTGCGTTATGTCATCTCCAGAAGTATTGTAAGTCCATAATCGCGTGTTGGCAATTAACGGATAGCGAACATCAAAATCTGTTACCGTGTCAGTTATTCTATTATAAATATTAGTTCCAGTAAAGGCAAATTCTAAATCGCTGTAATCTAAGTCTTTTAATTTATCCTCTCCGAACTTATCTTTTAACGCAAGTATATCGCCATAAAATGTTATCGTGTAGCTTTCTACTTGTCCGTTTTTTACATTCGCCTTTTCGAGTTGTATCTTTCCACGCCTAAAAAAAGTAAGGTCTATTTCAATAAAAGCATCACGCCTTAAATTTTGGTCTATTGTAGGATTTACATCCGACTGATAAAAGTGTTCAAATATCTCATTGTTATGAGGTGAAGCAGGAACGGTAAAGCTTTGCGAAAAGTCGGTGAACACCTTTGATATGTCAGAAATATTCTGAACGCTGGAAGTTACATTAATCTGTTCATCGTTGAATAACTCTACTTGAACACCCTCAATAAATAAACCGACTATCCGTTTCATATTACGTTGTTAATTGTGTTGTAAGAAAAGTCAAACTCTAATTGATAGTTGATTGTCTTTTGGTTTATATTCTTGAATAGTTCAGTGCTTTGTGTTTTTAAAGTAGCTGGTAAACTATTGATTAATATCCTTTCGCTTAGCATAAGTTGCTTGAGTAAATTGTTATAATTTTCATCTACCCAGTCCGTGTTTACCTTTATTGAGTTTTTTCCGTTTGTATTGAAACTCTTTGTTTGCCCTTCTAAAGTGTTGTAATTTGGAAAAGTGGACTGCATTAAATTGTATTTCGTATTTTCAACGCTTAGCGTGTTATTTGACGCTGCATAAAACCAAGTCCTTTGCCATGCTCCATATTGATTTACAAAGTCGCATAAAATAGGCGTATATCTACAATTTAAGTTAGGCTCGAATGTTGCTTCCCATAATGATGTAAATGTAAT